ACGCCTTCCTGGCCTTTCAGGGCGCGCTGGGCCTGCAGTCGGGCCTCGTGGGCCTGGTGCGGCTGGCCGACGAGGTGCAGTCGGTCAATGCCAGGCTCAGGCTCGCCACCGGCTCGCTGCGCGAATTCGCGCAGGCGCAGCAGTTCGCCTACCGCGTCGCCGCGGCCACCGGTGCCGGCTACGCATCGGTGGCCACGCTCTACGGACGGCTCGCACAGACGGCGCGCGACTACGGCCTGACGCAGCAGCAGATCGCGCAGACCACCGAGGCCACGGCGCTTGCGCTCAGGGTTTCGGGCGCCTCGGCCGCCGAGGCCGCGTCGGTGGTGAGCCAGTTCTCGCAGGCTCTCGGCTCCGGCGTGCTGCGCGGCGACGAGTTCAACTCGATCATGGAAAACGGCGGCCGCCTGGCGCAGGCGCTGGCCGACGGGCTGGGCCTGCCGGTGGGCGAGCTGCGCGCGCTGGCCGAGCAGGGACTGCTGACCACCGACGTCATCACCCGCGCACTCACTCCGCAGCTCGAGAAGCTGCGCGCCGAGGCCGAGCGCATGCCGCGCACCGTCGGCCAGTCTGCATCGCAGCTCGCAGACGCCTTCGGCCGCGTGGTCGACCGCCTGAACACCGCCACCGGAGCGACGGCGGGCATTGCCGGCGCGATCAGCGCGGTGGCGCGCAACATCGAGCAGGTGCTCGGCGTCGTGGCGGTGGCGGCCGCGGGCGCGCTCACCGCCGCCACCGTGCGCGGCGGCCTGGCCGTCAAGAGCTACGTCGCGGGTCTGCTCGCGCGCATCGCCGCCGAGCGCCAGGCCGCCGTCGCCGCGCAGGCGCTGGCCGCCCACGAGGTCGCCAAGGCGCAGGCGATGCTGGCCTCGGCCAACGCCGCGCTGGCCAACGCCAGCGGCATGGCGAGGCTGGCCATCGTCGAGCGCCAGCTCGTGCCCGCCAAGCAGCAGCTCGCCGCCGCGCAGGCTGCGCTCACCGCAGCGATGGCTGCAGGCACCGGCGTCGCGCGCGGCTTGTCCACCGCGCTGGCCTTCGTGGGCGGTCCTCTGGGGCTCATCCTCACGCTGCTGTCTGCCGGCGCCACAGCGTGGGCGCTGTGGGGCAACCGCGCGCAGGAAGCCGCCGACAAGGCCCGCCAGTCGGCCGAGCGCGCGCAGGAGGTCCTCGCGCGGCGCGACCGCGAGGCGCGCTACGGCAGCGGTGACGCGGCCGCACTGCGCGAGGAGATCGAGCGGCTGGAGGCGCTGCAGCGCGTGCGGCAGGAAACGCTGCGCACCACCTACCGCGGCCGCGCGTCGCCGGATCTGGCACGCAAGATCGACGAGGACGCGCGCCAGCTCGAGCGCTACCGCGCCGCGCTTGCCGAGATCGAGGCCAAAGAGCGCGAGACGGCCGCGGCCACCTACGACACCTTCGGCCTCAAGGGCAAGGCGATCGAGCAGTTCGTCGACGGCTTCCGCGCCAGGCTCGACCCGCTCAAGGCCGCGCTCGACGAGCTGCGCAAGAAGTACCAGGAGGCGCGCAAACCAATCGACTCCGCCGAGTTCCGCCGTGACGAGGCCGTCATCCGCGCGGCCTTCGCGAAGAAGGCCCCGGCTGCCGAGCGCACCGATGCCGCGCGCCTGGCCGCGGCCAAGGATGCGCTGGACGCCGAGCTCGCGCTCGTCGAGGACAACCTGCGACGCCAGAAGGCAGCCCTCGAGGACAGCCTGCAGGACCGTCTGGTGTCGCTGGGCGAGTACTACGCGCGCAAGACCGCGCTCGAACAGCAGGGCATCGACGCCGAGATCGCGCGCCAGCGGCAGCTGCTTGCCGCACAGAATGCGATCACGCGCGACCCGAAATCCTCGGAGTCCGACCGCATCCGTGCCCGCGGCGAGGTGCAGCGGCTCGAGGCCGAGCTGATCGTGCTCAACAACAGGCGCGCCGACGTCGAGCGTGCCAACGCCCGCGAGGCGGCGCGCGCCGAGCGCGAACTGGCCGACGCGCTCGAGGAAGCACGCCTGAAGCTCGCGCAGCTCACGGGCACCGAAACGGACGCCGACCGGCGCCAGGCCATCGAGCGCTCGTACCGCGACCTCAAGGCGCGGCTGGCCGCCGAGGGCCAGGACAGCAGCCTCATCGACCGGCTGATCGACGTCGAGGCCGCCAGCCGCAACCTCGACGCATTGCAGGCTCAGTGGCGCCAGGCGCTCGACGCCATGCGCCAGGCGCAGGACAACGCCAACGTGCTGCGTGACGCCGGAGTGCTCACGCAAGCGCAGGCGCAGCAGCGCATCACCCAGGCGGCTGCCGATGCCCGTGCGGCCATGGAGCAGCTGCTTCCCGTGCTCGAGGCCGCGATGCAGCGGCTCTTCCCGCCCGAGGAAGTGGCCCGGCGGATGGACGGGCTGCGCGCCGAGATCCTCAAGACGCAGCCGGTGGCCGAGAACCTCGGCACGAAGATCGCCGGCCAGATGCAGGACGCCTTCGCCTCGATGTTCGAGCAGATCGGCTCGGGCGCGAAGACGGCCAAGGATGCCTTCCTCGACTTTGCGCGCTCGGTGATCGCGGCCATCAACCGCATCGCGGCACAGAAGCTCGCCGAGGCGCTGTTCGGCGGCGCACCTGGTGGCGGATCCGGCCTCGGGGCGCTGATCTCGTCGGGGCTCAAGGCGATCGGATTCGCCTCTGGCGGCTACGTCAGCGGTCCCGGCACGTCGACCTCCGACTCCATTCCGGCGCGGCTGTCGGCTGGCGAGTACGTGGTGCGCGCCGAGGCCGTGCGTCGCTTCGGTGTCGCGTTCCTGGATGCGATCAACGGCCTGCGCGCACCGCCTGTCTGGTCCGGTGGGCGGCTGGCCTTCGCGGCTGGCGGCATGGTGCCGGCCGTGGTGCAGTCCACGCCTGCGCAGCAATCGATCCGCATCGTCAACACCGTCGATCCCGAGCTGGCGCGCGACTATCTCGAATCACCGGCCGGCGAGCGGGTGCTGGTCAATGTCATCACGCGCAATGCCGGCGCCATCAGGCAAATCCTCATGTGAGTCAATGGGTGAAATGACATGACAGCCTATGTCGGCTTCGTGGACAACACGGACATGCTCGCGCACTACAAGATGCTCGAGAAGATCCGCGACGTGTGCCTGGCCGAGGGCTGGACGATCCTGCGGTACGACACGTCGGTGGCCAACCGCGAGCTGATCATGATGGCGCCCGGGCTGTCAGGCACCGAGCAGATCTTCTGCGGCGTGTACTGCTACCAGGACGCGAGCCTCGATTACTACAACCTCGCCGTGGCCACGATGAAGGGCTTCGTCGCAGGCAACTCGTTTGCGACGCAGCCCGGCATTTCGCCGATCCTGGGTGTGCCTGCGCACAACATCCGCATCGACTACTGGATCGCGGTCAACGGCCAGCGGCTGAATGTGGCGATGAAAGTCGGCACGCCGGTCTACGAGTCATTCGGCATCGGCAAGTTCTTCCCGTTCGCCGCGCCCAGCCAGTACCCGCAGCCGCTGTTTGCGGCCGGGATGCTCACGAGCGCCTCGGCCACCCGCTACTCGGAGACGACGCACTCGATGCCGTGGAAAGGCAACCGCAGCAACCTGCGCATGCACTTCAACGACGGCACATGGAAAACGCCGTTCACGACGCCGTGGCAGAGCACCACGATGGCCAACAGCGTGCGGCCCGCCGAGAGCACCTACGCGCTGTATCCGGTGATGCTCTACGACAGCGGCAACATCTACGGCGTGCTCGACGGCATTTACCACATCACCGGCTTCAACAACGTCGTCGAGAACACGCTCACGATCGGCGGCAAGAACTACGTCGTCATCCAGGATGTCTCGCGCACCGGGTTCGGCGACTACATCGCGATGGAGCTTTCCTGATGCCATATGCCACCGGCACCGCGAACTCGGCCACCGAACTTCGAGATGCGATCGTCGCCGCAGCCACCGCGAACGGGTGGACTTGGGACTCGACGAACAGCATGCTGTACAAGGGCGTCATCTACGGCAAGCTCACGGTCAGCGGCCTGAACCTGCTGGTACAGGCCGCCCTTGGTTACTCCGGTGGCACGCTGAACACGCCAGCCTCCAAACAGGTCGGGATCACGAACCGGCTGGGAGCCGCTGGCAACACGCTGCTGAGTTACCCGCTGACCTACCACATCTTCATCCACACGGCCCCGGACGACATCATCGTCGCCGTCAACTACCAGGTCAGCTGGTGGCAGTGGCTGGCGATCGGCCAGGCGGTCAACCTTGGTGTGAACGGGAACTGTCTGTGGCAATGGGGAACCGCACCTTCAGACATCAACACGTCCAGCGGAGTCGCGATCCACGTCAACGGCAGCATTGGCAGTGGCGTCGGATACACCTCCGGCGCGCCGTTCTGGCAGCCCAACGATGCTGCAAGCGTCAGGAACAGTTCTATCTACCTTGACTTTAACGGGTACGGCTGGTGGAGCAACCCTATCGGTTCATCCACTGCCAATCCAGACAACGCCAGAGCCACCTTTTCGGTGGCGCCCCTGCTGGCCACCCAACCCAACACATGGAATGGCGAAGCGGTGCTGCTGCGGATGCACATCATGGCCGCACAGCCATCTGGCTTGTGGTCGCACGCTGCCGAGCTCTCGCACCTGCGGATGACGCGCAACGACAATCTCAACGACGGTCAGATCCTCACTCTCGGGCCCGAGCGCTGGTTCGTCGCACCGGTGTACAGAAAGAACACCGCAAGCCGCGACGCATCGACATCCAGTACCGCGAACCACTCTGGAACCATCGCGATGGCCGTGCGCTACGACGGCCCGTGACGCAACGCAAGGCTCACCCATGCCCACGCTCACCGGCGTCACGCTGTCGGCTGCGCAGGCCGGCTCGCTGAATCAAAACCTCAGCCGCGACGGCGACACCGTCGCGGCGATCTACCCGTGGTCCGCGAGCATGGCACCTGCGGCACTGGCGGGCGCTTGCGCCTACCAGCCGAACGTGTCGGTGCCTGCGAAACAGGCCAAGGCGGGGGCCGCGCTGGCCAGCTACTTCGAGGACTTCTACTTCCGCATCCACATCCGGCCGTCGAGCTTCGCGCTGGGAAGTGTCGCCTCCGAGCAGACGCGCAATGTCGAGGTCTGGAACGCCTGGCCGCAGTCCAACACGCTCACGCAGATCGACGCCGCCGGCGGCGACGGCATCTACGTCTACGGGCCTTATCCAGAGCCGACGACGTTCGGCGCCTGCGAGGCCAGGCAGTATGAGCTGGCCGTCACGACCGACGGCCCGCCCGCATTCGATGCGACATTCTCCTTCCTGTTCGTGCTCGGCACCGGCGCGCTGCGCGTCACGGGACGGCGCATCATCGGATGGGCGGTGCCGCCCAACTGGGAGCAGCCTGTCGTCGAGCGGCTCGAGTGGCTGACCGATGTGCTCGAGTCGCACGCCGGAGTGGAACAGCGCGTGCGTCTGCGGGCCGCGCCGCGCCGCGCCATGGAGTACCGGCTGCTCGTCGGCAACGACCGCGACCGTGTCAGGATGGAGAACCTGCTGCTGGCCTGGCAGGCGCGCGTGTACGCGCTTCCGGTCTGGACGGATGCCGCCATCTCGTCCGTGCCCATCGCCGCCGGCGCCACCACGGTCACCGTGGACACGACAAACCGGGCTTTTGCCGCCGACGCGCTCGTGGCCTTCGTGCGGGGCGCGCAGTTTGAGCTCGCCGAGGTGGCGTCACTGACCGCCAGCAGCGTCACGATCAAATCCCCGCTGCAGCGCGCGTGGCCGGCCGGCACACGCATCGTGCCTGCCATGCCGGCCAGACTGCGCAACGACCTGCGCATCACGCACGAGGCTTCGGCACTGGCCGACGCGACGGTCGGATTCGACTTCGAGGACGAGTGGCCGATCGACCCTGCGGCGGCCGCCACGACGTACCGCGGATACCCGGTGCTTCTTGATGCCAACGACTGGGCCGAGCCGCTGGACGTGGACTACATCCGCAAAACGATCCAGATCGACCATCTGACGGGTCGCCGTGCGGTCGATGACCTGTCCGGCGTGGCCAGCGTGCGCCGCACCCATCGCTGGCTGCTCAACGGGCGCGCGGCGGTCGTCGCGTTCAGGCGCTGGCTCGCGGCGCGTGCGGGACGCCTGGCTCCATTCTGGATGCCAAGCGGACAGTCGGATTTGCGTCTGGCCGCAGCAGTCGGCGCCGCCGACACCTCGATCACCGTCGAGAACACCGGCTATGCAGTGTCCGTGCCGGCCGCAGTCGGCCGGCGCGACATCATGATCACCACCATCAGCGGGCAGCGCCTGTTCGCGCGCATCAGCGGCGCCTACGAGATAAACGACGACACCGAGCAGCTCGGTCTCGAGAGCGCGCTCGGCGCCACGGTGCTGCCGCAGGACGTGCGGCAGATCTGCTTCATGCGGCTCGTGCGCCTGGATGCCGACGCCGTCGAGATCGCCCACCACACCGACGAGATCGCCGAGGTGGTGCTGGGCCTGCGCAGTGTGAGGGACGACCTGTGAGCCTGGACGCACGCGAAAGATCCACCGATGCCGGCAGCCCGGTCGAGCTCTACGAGTTCCGCCGCGGCACTGCCGCCTGGAGATACACGAGCGCCGCGCAGTCGCAGGTGCACATTGGATCCACATACATTCCCGTGCCGATGCGGCGCAGCAGCCTCGAGCGCACCGCAGAGCTGGGGCGCGCCGGCCTGCGCGTGACGCTGCCGCGCGACGCCGAGGTGGCCCATGCTTTCATCGTCGCGCCGCCGGCAGAGGTCACGCTGCTGACGATCTACCGGCGCCACCGCGACGACAGCGAAACGCTCGCCGTGTGGATGGGGCGCGTGCTCAATGCCGAGTGGCGCGGCTCGGAGGTCGAGCTCAACTGCGAGCCGGCCTACACGAGCCTGCAGCGCACCGGGCTGCGGCGCATGTACCAGCGCACCTGCACACACGTGCTCTACGGCACCGACTGCAAGGTGAGCTCGGTGGCTTACAGGGTCACCGGATCTGTCCTGGCGGTTTCAGGGAACACGGTCAGCGTCGCGGCTGCGGCATCGTTCAGCGACGGGCACTTTGCAGGGGGCTACGCGACGTGGGCGGCCGGCCTCGTCACCGAAAAACGGATGATCACCGCGCACGCCGGAGCCACAGTGACGCTGGCGTCCACGCCTTCCGGCTTGGCCGTTGGGGCCCCGGTGATGCTCTATCCAGGCTGCGACCACAGCCTGGCCACGTGCGCTGCGAAGTTCGCCAACGCCGACAACTTCGGCGGTTTCCCGTTCATCCCATCCAAAAACCCGTTCGGCTCCAGTCCGATCTACTGATATGCCGTGGACCTACATCGCCGTCTGGATCGTCACGACACTGATCCAGTACGCGCTGGCACCAAAGCCACCGAAGCCGCGCCCGGCTGGGTTGCAGGACATCGAGGCGCCAACGGCCGAGGAGGGGCGTCCGATCCCGGTTGTCTTCGGCACCGTGCTCGTCAAGAGTCCGAACGTGGTGTGGTACGGCGACCTGCGAACCACGCCGATCAAGTCCAAGGGCGGCAAGAAGTGAGCGACGTGACCGTCACGCACGCCGACATGCGAGCGCTCGACTACTGCAACCGCGGCGCGCGGCAGTGGTTCGCCCGCCACGGGCTCGACTGGGCGACGTTCATCAGCGCCGGACTGCCGGCCGCGCAGCTGCTGGCCACCGGCGACGCCATGGCGCAGGCGGTCGTCGATGTCGCGCGTCGCCGCGCCGCGCAGCAGGAGAAACAGGATGGGCGGCAGCCGTAAGCAGACTGTCGGATACCGCTACCACCTTGGCATGCACATGGTCGTGTGCCACGGCCCGGTGGATGCGGTGACCGAGATCCAGGTCGGCGATCGCCAGGCGTGGTCCGGCAGCATCACCGCCAGTGGCCGCATCGACATCAACGCGCCGCAGCTGTTCGGTGGCGACAAGCGCGAGGGAGGCGTCTACGGCCCCGTGGACGTTGCGTTCGGCGGCGCCACGCAGGCGCCCAACGACTACCTGCAGGCCAGGCTCGGCACGCCACAGCCAGCCTACCGGGGAGTCCTGTCGCTGATCCTGCGGCAGGTGTGCGTCGCCTCCAACAATCCCTACGTCAAGCCATGGGCAGTGCGGCTCAAGCGCTGCTGGCGCGGCTGGTATCCAGGTCAGGCCGAGATCATGGAAAGCGAGGGCGACGCGTCGGCGAACCCTGCGCACATCATCTACGAGTGCCTGACCAATTCGAGCTGGGGCATGGGCTACCCTGCGTCGAGCATCGACGACGCATCGTTCACGGCCGCAGCGGACACGCTCGCTGACGAGGGATTCGGTCTCAACCTCATCTGGACGCAGCAAAGCACGATCGAGCAGTTCATCCGCGAGGTGCTCGACCACATCGGCGGCGTGCTGACGACATCGCCATCGACCGGACGCTTCGTGCTCAGGCTGGTGCGCGCCGACTACAGCGTGGCCACACTGCCGGTGCTCGATCCGTACAACGTGATCGAGCTCGAGAGCTTCCAGCGCGCAGCCTGGGGCGAGACGGTCAACGAGATCGTGGTCGTCTACACGGACCGCGAGACGTTCAAGGACGCCACGGTCACGGTGCAGGATCTGGCCAACATCCAGGCGCAGGGCGCGGTCGTGTCGCAGACGCGGCGCTATCCCGGCATCACATCGCCAGGACTCGCAGCGAGGGTGGCGATGCGCGATCTGTCTTCCGTGTCAGCGCCGCTTGCCAAGGTGCGCCTGAAGGTCAACCGCAAGGCCTGGAGCCTGGCGCCTGGCGACGTGTTCAGGCTCGAGTGGCCGCCGCTTGGCATCGGTGGCATCGTCATGCGCATCGCCGCCGTGGATGGCGGAACGCTCACCGATGGCGCGATCAGCATCGATGCCGTTGAGGACGTCTTCGGGTTGCCGCAGGCCAGCTACACGGCGCCGCCGCCCACGGGGTGGGTCGATCCGACGCCGGCGCCGTCGGCGGCCAGTCCGCGCCGGCTCATCGAGGCGCCGTACTGGGACATCGCACGCAGCCTGAGCGCCGCCGACCTGGCCTATCTGGACCCAACCGACTGCTTCCTGCAAACGCTGGCAGGACGCCCGGCGGCCGGTGCGATCAACTACGAGCTGCACAGCAAGACCAGCTCGGCGACTTCCTATGAGGCGCGCGGCCAGGGCGAGTTCGCTCCGCACGCGGTGCTGGCGGCTTCCATCGGTCAGGCTGTCACGAGCACCATCAGCTACCACAGCGAGGTGGACATCGACCTGGTGGCCGTGGGCAGCTATGCCTACATCGACGACGAGGCCGTCGCGATCACGGCGATCAACACCACCGCCAAAACGCTCACCATCAACCGCGGCGTGCTCGACACCGTGCCCGCTGCGCATGCGGCCGGCAGCCGCATCTGGTTTGCCGACGGATTCCAGGGTGTCGATCCGACCGAGTACGCCACGGGCGAGACCGTCAACGCGCGCCTGCTCACCGTCACCGGGCGCGGTACCTTGTCGCTGGCGGAGGCACCAACCGATTCGCTGGCGATGAACCGCCGGCAGAACAGACCCTACCCGCCAGGCGACATGCGCATGAATGGCGTCGCCTACCCGCAGGTGGTGAGCGGTGATCTTGTCATCACATGGGCGCACCGCGACCGGCTGAGCCAGACGGTGAGCCTGACTCCGCAAAGCGCCGCCAGCATCGGCCCGGAGCCTGGCACCACCTACACGGTGCGCGTGCGCGACCGCAATGGAACCGTGGTGCGCACACAGACGGGCCTTGCTGCCACATCGTGGACATGGACTGTTGCCGCCGCAGCCACCGATGCCGCCACGGCAGGAGACCGCGTCACCGTCGAGGTCGAATCCGTGCGCGACGGTCTTGCGAGCTGGCAGGCACATGCGTGCACCGTCGAACGCGCCGGCTGGGGGCTGCGCTGGGGGCAGTACTGGGGAGGCGTCTGACGGGCCTGGGCGGCACCGCCCGCAGCGACGCCGGGCATGCCGAATCGATGCCATGCCCGGCATGTGGCGCCTGCTGAACCCGTTCATGTCGCGGCGCACGATGGTTGAGCCCGATCATGGGCAATGCCGCTGACTGACCCGAATCTTGGTCTTGCCTACGGCTGGACGCTTGGCGAATCAGGCTGGCACACGCAGATGGACGCCAACCTGAAGCGCCTGGGCGCCATTGTCTGCCTGTCAGTGAAAGACCGCGACCTCACCGCGCCGCCGGCCAGTCCCGCCAACGGCGACCGCTACATCGTGCCGGCGGCCGCCACCGGCGCCTGGGCCGGCAAGACGAACCAGATTGCCGTGCGCATTGCCGGCAGCTGGGAGTACCACGCGCCACAGGTCGGGTGGCTCGCCTACATCGAGGACGAGGACAAGCTGGCCGTTTTCAGATCCACAGGGTGGAGCGCCGGTATCTCCATCTGACCTGCATGCCTGTGTCCGTGAACAACCTCGATCCCGTTGCGGTTGCCGTTTCCATCTTTACGGCTTTTGTCGGTCCGTCGCTGGCCGAGGTGATCGGCCCGTATGCCGTGGTCGTGCTGTCGGCAGCCATCGGTGCCGGGTGGGCGCTCGAGCGCGGCGAGCGCAGGCCGTGGCACGGAACCAGCCTCTTCATCGCGCGCATCTGCGGCACGGCCGTCATGGCGACGTGGATGGTCTCGCGCCTGATGGCCGCCTACCTGCCGTTCGGGCTTGAGCCCGTGACGCTGATGGGTCCCATTGCCTTTGCCATCGGCGCCATCGGCGACGACTGGCAGCGCATCGGCCAGTGGCTGGCCGGCCACGTGCGCGAGCGCATCAACAGGCACGGAGGCGGCGCATGACGTGGGAGATCGCTGTCGTGCTGCTCTCGACGGCGCTGGGCGTGGCCGCGTGGGTGATGTGCGTGGCGCGGCTCAACGTCATGAGTCCGTCCAGCGCACCCAGGCAGATGCGCCGGCAGTACATCGCGCTGCACGCGGCTGCGGCCGCGCTGGCCATGCAGGCCCTGTTGCCCGCGTGGCTGACCCTGCTGGTCGTTTCGGCCGGCATCGTGGCCTTCCTGTGGATGGGTCGCAGCCGCTGGAGCGGTGGCGTGCCACCCACGCAGCCTGGTGAGCTGGACACGACGCCTGGCATTACCCGATGAGGGCCACGGACGATGACGCATGACCTTCGACCATCTGCCTGGCTGGCCGTTGGCAGCCGGCACTACTGTTCGGTGCATCTGGACCGCACGCGTGCCGTCGAGTGCGCCGCGCAGCATCATGGCCACGTGATCGATCTGGTGCGTATCGACCGTGTTTCAGAGGCTCTGCGGGCTGCATGGCGCGACGGCTACGAGCTTGGCCTCGAGGATGGTCGCAACAGGCCGAACGCACGCCATGGCTGACTTTGCGCAGGCCTACGAGGCCATGATCCGTCGCGAAGGCGGCTACGTGCTGCACACGGTGCCTGGAGACCGTGGCGGACAGACCTACGCCGGCATCAGCCGCCGTGCGCATCCTCAGTGGAGCGGATGGCAGTCCATCGACGCAGGAGGCACACCGAGTGCAGAAGAGGTGCGCTCGCTGTACAGGCAGCAGTACTGGCGGGCGATCTTCGGCGACCTGATTGAGCATCAGGGCGTGGCGTCGTCGATCTTCGACTTTGCGGTCAACGCCGGTGTGCGCGTGGCCGTCGTGCTGGCGCAGACGGTGGCCGGCGTGACGCCAGACGGCGTGATGGGTCCGGTAACGCTGCAGGCGCTCAACAGCATGCGGCCCGATGATTTTGTGGCGCGCTACGCGCTTGCCAAGATCGCACGCTACGCTGCCATCGTGAAGCGCGACAAGACGCAGGCGAAGTTTCTGCTGGGCTGGATCAACCGGGCTCTGGAGGGCGTGGCATGAGCCCGATCCTGCTGCCTGGTCTGGGGGCCGTGATTGAAGCTGCAGGCCGTGTGGCTGACAACCTGATTACCACCGACCAGGAGCGACTGCAGGCGCGAATCGAGCTGCGCAAGCTCGACCTGGAGGCGATGCGCATCGAGCAGGCCACTGACCTCGCGCAGATGGAAGTCAATCGCGCAGAGGCGCAGCACGCCAGCCTGTTTGTCGCCGGCTGGCGGCCTGCCATTGGCTGGATCGGCGCTGCGGCGCTGGCCTACCAGTACCTGGCCTATCCGGCGCTGGTGTGGGCGTGGTCGGCCATGCAGGCAGCCGGATGGGTGGCGCACGCGATGAGTCCGCCACCCGTGCTGGATGCCGACGCGCTGTGGGTGATCCTCACCGGCATGCTTGGCATCGCTGGCCTCAGAACGGCAGAGAAAGTGCGTGGTGTGTCACGGGAGGCGCTGTAGTCGCGGAGCATCGAAATCCGGTGTAAATCTGGTGTAAATCATGGTCGGAAACCGGCCGAAATCTGGCTCCAGTGACGACGTCCACAGAGTGAAGCGGTTGTCGCTCTGTCTGTCAGATTGCCTTCACACGGCAGGGGTCGCAGGTTCGAACCCTGCACTGCCCACCAATAAAATCAAGCACTTAGCGCGTTCCTTCCGCGCGATGTGCGTCCCCGGTGTAAATCCCGGTGTAAATCCGCGAGCAC